CCCAGGGTTGCCATGCTTCGAAGAAGACAATCTTCTAAGAACCATACACCAGTCGGTCGCCGCCACGATTACTTTGCGTGGGACGACATGGAGGACTCGCACTTCGCGCCTCTGTAAGTCAGAATTATATCTGACCTGCCAGGGCGTACGTGCTAATCCATCATGACCATAAGGCCTGACCCAGCATAGGACTCCATAGTCTATATGCCAGTCTCGTCTAGTTGAATGCTGACGCTCCCGGAAGACCGGGAGTTGGCCAACAACAAGTTCGACGGCGTCCAAGACAAAGGACGCCACCCTATATAGACCACGAGCGAACGCTGCGTTCGAAAACGCAACGTACGAACAAATGGTCTCTGGAGCCTGTTTACGGCTACACATCCACAGCCTCTTCAAGCGAAGAGGCGTGACACAGACGCCTTTATAAGCGTCCATACCGCACGACTCCCTGAAGGAGCCGTGTGTGCAGCACTTATCCTTGTTGAACATAAGTCCAACTGTTGGAAAGTACTGAAGTAGAAGCGGATAGTCTTCCCGCTTACTGATGATGTCATCTCCGTAGACATACAAACGACGAGACACCCGCCACATAAGAGCTGAGTAAGACGACACCGCATGATGCGGTCGCGTCCCTTCAATGCCTATGTGTCGCTGGTTAGCGCGAGGATGCGTGCGCAGTTCTTCTGCCATTATTACTCCTACGCCTAGTGCCATGAAGACTAACGCCTCAATCGGGAAGCACAAGTTGCTCCCCATCGGCGCGAATTTCTTCATGACCACGATGTCTCCATTAGGGAGTTTCGTCTGAGGTGTCCTCGATGCCAATAGGCACCGAAGTAAGACTGGACAGTCGCGGAATAATTCCGTGACGAGAGCCAGTGAAACACGATCAGACGCCTCCTTCATGTCCAATGTGACCCATTGGTGGTCCGTTGAACTCAAGAGGGCAAGTCTGCGGTTGATCTCCTGATCTGTGAAATTCACATGACCAGAAGTCCAGCTGTTAGACTCGAGGTGATCTTTCAATGCACCTCCTAAGCCGCCCTGAATCCATTGGTACTCCAATGGTTCACACGAGATCAATCTCGGACCTCTAGAATCCTTAGGCACAAGCACGACTTTCGCCGTGCCGGCCTGCAGAGTTTCGAGGTTACCGAGATAGGAAGGGTCAGTGCTAAGGTGATCAAGACTATAAACAAAGTACTCCGTAAAGGGGTACTCACGTTCGATACCTTGATATAACCGTGAAAAGCGATGCTTTTCATGATTTTTCTCACCAGTTGCCACCGACCCTGGCCCATGTTTAGGGACGACGTCATGCGGACAAAATAATCCGCACACGTTCGTAACGAAGTTACGAGCGTGGACAATAACGTCATCACTAGCAATAGACTCAGGTAAACCCGAGTCAACTGCCTGAAAGTCCAAGAAGACTTGTTTTTCTTGTTCATCAGTATATGGAATCTCTAGTTTGTACGATATGTACAAAATAGTGCGTAAGTCGCGAACCGCACGAGACGAGGCCTCACTGAGCTCCTCGCCTTGGTCAGAGAATACTAGTTCGAACAACCACCCAAGAAACTTGGGGATTGTGGAGTTAGGTCTTAAAACAAGACCTAACGGAGCGAACTTAGTACCCTGGGATAGAGCTCTATCGAGCTCTTTCCCCAGTTTAGGGAGGGTCTTCGTTAAAAACGAAAAGCCCTCTCCCCTGACACGACGTAGCAAGACTGCTACGTCGCGCTTAGACTCCTGCTTCGCAAGAGTACCGTACGATTCGGCTACATCGATGATGAGCCGCTCGTGTAAGTCAGTATAAAACTGACACATGTCGCGCCCCTTTCGGGGCGGTTGGAGCCTGTTCATAGAATAGGTATCTAACACACGATATGTTCACGAATGGTCCCACGTCGAGCTTTAGTAGCCTCGCAAAACAAGCAAGTACCCCCCTCCCCTGCATAGCAGGATCAACGGGGAATACAAGGAGTGGAAGGCCGCTGGCGCACATAGTGCGTTACGCAGTCACAGCCACTCAATTTTGTAGTACTTGGATACAACCAGATTCGCACATTGGAAGAATCTCAAACCGATCAACGTCCGTATTACTACGGAAACACCCAGGCGAAAGCCTAAGGTTCGTTGTTCAGGAGCTTCTCGACAACACCGGCCAGCGTGATGAAATTCACCAACTGGGTCCGCATGTCTTTAACCATAGCGAGCGTGAATACGAGATCCCGAGGGACCTCAAAGTTCACGTACACAGAACCAACCACAGGCAAGGACAGAGCATTGATTTTTGTCAAGTCTAACCTTACCAAGTGGCGGTCAAGTGGCAATCCACCCCTTGACGATAGCTGGTGTTTGACCAGCATCGTTTCAGGGGTGTTTACTGGGGCTAGTGGATTCGATCGGATGGTAGAACCACCCTCAATCGAGACTAGCGCATATCCACGTGTGGAGGCGGAATCGCCTACCAACGTGATTGGATCTGTGAACATATGTTTACACGATTCTCAAGTTGCATGCACGAATGCATGCTACGTCTCACGACGTAATTGCGATGACACGGAAGTGTCCTAGATAGTGGGGTCTGCCCACGTCTCATTACCAAAACAGAAGCATCAAACCGCCATGTCCTTATCGGATTTGGTTGGGTTTTACTCTACTGTAGTCAAGCCAGAAAGGCTTGGGAGGCATACGCGTCGGGGTTCTTCTCCGTCGAAGGACGGACTCAGCACCCTGAACGAGGAGCGCAGCTCCTAACGATAGTTGCCCCACACTCGGAAAACCGAAGTGCAGAGTACTTGTCGTTGACGGGATATCCCGTCTACGCTCATAGTACGAATGCATTGCATAGCCGATCGGAGCGGTGTAAACACCGTTCCAGAAGTCTATGTTGACATCCGTTCGATATGACCATTTCACACTATGTGAAAAGTCCTCTATCACAATGGGTAACACAGGATCAGCTTGAAGCGAATCTATCCACTCCCCAACGTCGACGAACCAGTCGACAACGAAGGAGAACGGAATTGCATTCCAAGCCACAGTTAGTGGTTTGTCCAGGCCAAAAGCCTGGGCCCAAGCGCTGCATGCCAATGCAAGATCAGTCAGTTTAGCTACATCGTAGCGAAACTTAAGAGTTGCATGGTACACAGCAGATTCGACCCAACGGTGGTTAGTAGTCAACTTGACCTGACGAAAGTCAGGGAGAGGATTTTCTACCACTTGAGTTGAGTCAGCAGGAAGGCTTATG